GTTGGTTAATCGACTTAGCAGTGATGATCGAACCGAAGAGGCCGAGGAAGCCGAGGAAACAGGAACTTGATTATCACGTCAGCAACCTGCCGGATGAGATCCTAGCGATCATCCGCGTTAGCTGGTATGTCGATGGCAAGCCGGATGAGATTGATGAAATGGTGCTGATGGAAGATGGCCAGAATGGCTATGACGCATTTGCTGCAATTGTTACAAGTGCATTGCAACGTGGTGCCAATGTAAGCATCCGCTCGGGGTATGCCGCCAAGGATTTAGGCATTATCCAATGAGCACACCAGCGTCGCTATACCGCAATGCGATTGACCTTAACAGGTATAGCAATAGCGTGGCGCGGCGTGTTATCAATGCATATAACGACATCATCATTGATGCAGTCAATCAATTGCGGGCCATTGATGATCTAGCTGCACCAGTCAAGGCGGCTAGGTTGCGTGGCATCTTGGCGCAACTGAAAGACAGCCTCGGCACTTGGGCTGGTGATGCAACTGAGCTGACCGCACTGGAACTGCAAGGATTGGCGGAGCTGCAATCCGAGTTTGTCACCGAGCAGTTGCGCCGTGCGTTGCCAGCGGGCAGCCGTGATGCGGTGCGCACCGTTGAGATCAGCCCGCAGTTTGCGCAAAGTGTGGTCACAACTGACCCGACGCAGCTCAATGTAGTCGCATTAAGCGATGACCTATTTGCAGCAGTGCAAGGCGCACCGCAGACATTCAGCCTGACCGCAGCGCAAGGCGCAACCATCACGCTGCCCAATGGCGAGGTAATTACAAAGGCATTCCGTGGTGTCGCCGTCGATCAGGCTGAGCGGTTTAGCCAGGTGGTGCGACAAGGACTGCTGACTGGTGAGACCACGCCAGATATTGCCAAGCGGCTGATTGGCAGCTTGCAATTTGGCGAGGAGGCCAAAACCGTCCGGCAACTGGTATCAGCAGGCGGGCAAGCGACAGCCGTTGCTGATAATCAGATCATCACGCTGGTGCGCACCAGCATCAACCAAGTGGCCAATACTGCCAGCCAGCAGGTATACGAAGCCAACCAAGACATTACCAAGAAGTACCGCTACGTCGCCACGTTGGACACACGCACCAGCGCCATCTGCCGCGCATTAGATGGCAAAGAGTTTGAATATGGCAAGGGGCCGACGCCGCCGCAGCATTTCAACTGCCGCTCGACAACCGTACCAATCATCGACCCGGACATCCTCCCGCCATCAACCACCGCAACCCGCGCCAGCAAAGACGGCCAAGTGCCGATCAACACCACATACGGCAAATGGCTTAAAGACAAGATGCCAGGTGAAACCAATGCAGACGTGCTGGCGCGTCAACAGCAGGCATTAGGCAGCAAGGCGCCCTACTTCCGTAGATTGGCGGATAAGTACGGCCCCGATGCTGCCATCGCCAAATTGGTCCGCGACGATGGTTCAGAGTTAACCTTAGAGCAGCTCCGCAAACGATATGGACCTGCCTAGCCTTCGGCATTTTGCCAATGGCCTGATCACCAGTGATCCGGTGGAAGCGTTGATTGGCGAAGCATGGGTTAATGCCGTGCTATGCCAACGCGAAGATGGCACGCAGTTTTGGGCATCGCCGGACCTTCTTAAACTGGGTGAACCTAGCGAGTGGCGTTATGCCGTTGAAGAAAGGCAAATCAAAGGATGTAATCTCAGCCAACATCAAGGCGGAGATGAAGGCGGGCAAACCGCAAAAGCAAGCAATCGCAATCGCGCTGTCAAAAGCCGGAAAGTCCCGCAAGCCAAAGGGTAAAAAGTGATGGCTAAGAAACCTGGCCTCTACGCCAACATCGCAGCCAAGCGCAAGCGCATTGAAGCTGGCAGCAACGAACGCATGGCACGCAAAGGTGAATCGGGTCGTCCTACCGCTGCTGCATTCAAGGCTGCGGCTAAGACCGCCAAGAAACCCAAGCGGAAATGATTACCTAACACGCTCCTGCGCGTGAATCCAAGTCTTTAGTTCAGAGATATACCACCGCAAGTCCTGAGCCTTGGCAGCGTGCCAGCCGTTGTCGGTTTTGCGGTACAGCTCCTCGTGGCGATCAATTGCATTAAGGCATTGCTTGATCAGTTGATTCCATGGTTGACGAACTGGGGTGTCCCACTCACGCTTTGACACAATCGTGCCGCGCCATTACGATGACAGCGTAATTAAGCCTGCGGCTTATCCATGTCTGACGAAACACAAGCCCAGGAGCCTGCGGCTACCGGGGGCAACAATGAAGCATTGCAACGCAGTGTTGAAGCATTGGAACGCAAGAACCAAGAGCTGATTGCTGAATTGCGTGCTGCTAAGTCAAAGAAACTACCGGATGGCGTTGATGTCGATGAACTACTTGAGTTCAAGCGACGTGCCGAGCAAGCTGAACTTGAATCCCAAGGAAAATATTCCGAGGCAAGACAAGCTCTGGAGCAACAATTCCGTGAGGCGACGGCGCAGAAGGACCAGCGCATTGCCGAACTTGAAGGCCGCGTCCGTGAACTTGAACTCGTCACGCCAGCCGTGACTGCATTGGCCGACATCGTACACGACCCCGACTTGGTGCTAAAGACCAAGCTGAGCAGCGATCAGATCGAACGCGACCCTGATGGCACCGTTGTGGTAGTCGATGGTTACCAGCGGACACCCGTCAGCGAATGGGCCAAGTCACTGCCGGCATGGATGCAAAAGCAACCCAAGCCGCAAGGCAGTGGTGCACCATCAGGTCGCAGCAGTGGGGAGATGCCACTAGGCATTAAGAACCCATTTGCGCAGGAATCATTCAACCTGACCGAGCAGTCACGGTTATTCCGTACCGATCGTGATATGTACGAACGGCTAAAAGCTGCTGCAGGACGCTAAGCTATCCGCAACCGGCTGCGCTGGTGCAAGGGCTGCGCCCACACCGTAAACCAATTCCCGAGATGAATCATGGCGACTCTTCGCTCTGACATCATCATCCCCGAGATTTTTACGCCTTACGTCATTGAGCAAACCACTCAACGTGATGCCTTCCTGGCATCCGGTGTGGTGCAGCCCATGGCGGAGCTGAATGCAACCGAGGGTGGTGATTTCATTAACGTGCCTTTCTGGAAGGCCAACCTGTCTGGCGACTTTGAAGTGCTGACCGACAGCACCTCACTGACCCCCGGCAAGATCACTGCTGATAAGCAAGTTGGCGTGATCCTGCACCGTGGCCGCGCCTTTGAGGCACGCGACCTTGCAGCCTTGGCTGCTGGTAGCGACCCCATGGCTGCCATCGGCGCCAAAATTGCTGATTACGTTGCCAACCAACGTCAGAAGGATCTGCTGTCTTGCCTTGCTGGTGTTTTCGGCACCCTCGGCACCACCAGCTCGTCTGCTGCCTTCTTTGGTCTGACCATTGACGGCGAGTCTGGCGACACCCCTACCGTGCTGAGCCCCCGTCACGTTGCAGAAGCCCGCAGCCTGCTGGGCGATCAAGGCGACAAGCTGGCTGCTGTTGCCATGCACTCGAAGGTCTACTACGACCTGGTTGAGCGCAAGGCGATTGATTATGTCAGCACCCTTGATGCACGCGGCACCACCACCACCCAATCTGGCGGCAGCCTGGTTGGCGCTTACGGCGGTGACACCTCCGTGCCGACCTACATGGGTCTGCGCGTGATCGTCTCTGACGATGTGCAAACCGAAGGCACTGGCGCCTCCACCGAGTACGCCACCTACTTCTTCACCCAAGGCGCTGTCGCCTCTGGTGAGCAACTGGGGATGCAGACTGAAACCGACCGTGACATCCTCGCCAAGAGCGATGCCATGTCGATCGACCTGCACTACTGCTACCACCCAGTTGGCGCTAAGTGGGGCGTGACGACCACCAACCCGACCCGCGCTCAACTGGCAACGGTTGGTAACTGGTCGAAGGTGTACGAACTCAAGAACCTTGGGATCGTGCGGGCTACAAACACCTCTAACTTCGATTGAGGTAACTGATCATGGCTTCCATTTTTGAAACTGTCGCCGGCAAGGCGATTGGTTATCCCGAAGGTACTGGCGGCGCTGTCGTCCAGGAAACCAGCAAGGCTACTGGGGTCACCCTCAACAAGCCTGCTGGTGAGATCACTACTGACGACGCCGAGCTTGCTGGCGCTGCTGAGGTTAGCTTTGTTGTGACCAACTCTTTTGTTGGCCTCAATGATGTACCTGTGGTAGCCGTTCGCTCGGGCGCTAGCACTGGCACTTATGTTGCCAGCGTGAGTGCCGTTGCTGCTGGTTCATTCACCATTACGCTTTCCAATCTCGGTTCTACCGCGAGCGAAGCGCTGGTGCTGAACTATGCCGTCATCAAGGGCGCTGAAGCCTGATATGGGCTTGTTCGCCTTCAGGCGACTGCGTGAGCGTGAGGCTGCTTCTACGGAGGCGGCCTCTCTTTCTATGCCAGAGCCTAAACTGATACCAACGGAGCCGGACAATGGCGGTAGTAATCGTGGCCACACCAGGGGCCGCCGACGCAAACTCGTACCTGACGCTGGCGGAAGCGCAAGCGATTGTTGACGGCTTTGTGCAGGATGCTGATGTGCAGCATTGGGGCAGCGGCAACACCGACAGCCGCAACCGGGCATTGTTTACTGCAACGCAGCGCTTGGATCGTGAGCGGTTTCTAGGTGCAAGGGCAACTGATACGCAGGCATTGCAATGGCCGCGTACTGGCGTGCGCAAGCCTGACACTTACATCAACACCTATGCGGTTGGATTCCCGTTTCGCATTACTACTGATTATTTCACTGATACCGAAATTCCAACGCAAATCAAGTACGCGCAAACCGTGCTAGCGGTGTTCCTCCATAACAACACCGACGCGCTTGGGCTTAGCGGATTGGAGGATTACAAGAATGTCAAGATTGGCAGCCTTGATGTGACACCCAGCGAAAGCTACGGCGCTGTTGGTGCTGATAAGGTGCCACCGCTGATGGAGCGTTACCTGACAGGGCTTAGAATAAGTGGACCTGGTAACGTTGCAATTCGCCGGTCATGATGATTTCCATTGGCGGTGGTGATGCAGTCATGAGGGATGGGCTTGAAATCCCAACCCATGACTACATCGGCAATACATATACAGGCAGCAACCTGACTGGAGTGGTGTTTAAGCGTGGCGGTGCCAGCGGTACTACGGTTGCGACGCTTACAATGACATATGACGGCAGCAATAACCTGCTCACCGTTACCCGGAGCTGATCATGGGATACAAGTTCAACCCATTTACAGGCACGCTCGACACGGTCGATAGCCCTAACGGGGTATTCGAGGAGCTTGATGTCAACGGTGACATCGTTCTAGATGATGGCGGCACCTACACCACCACGGTGCAGTGTGTCACCCCGACCGCCAACCGCACGATCAGCTTTCCCGATGCCACTGGCACCGTCGGATTAGTTGCAGGCTCTAGTGGGCAACTGCTGTATAACAATGCTGGCGCTAATGCTGGTGCCTCAACGCTGACCTATGACGGCAGCATCCTGACCAGCTCTGGCAGGTTCATCAACAGCTATAACGCCACCGCATCGAGCCCGGCCAAAGCCTTCACTGGCACCTGGTTCACTGGTGGCACCAGCACCACCACCAAGCCTCAGGTATTGGTGGAGCCCACTGGCGCTACGTCGACCGCCTGGAGCACCAGCGGCACGGGCCTGGGTGTTAATGCGGCGAGTGGGTTTGCAGGGAACCTGCTGGATCTGCAGGTGAATGGGACGAGTGCAGTTTCTTTTACTGGGGTTGACAGTAATACTGTTCCAAAATTTAACATTACAGGCGCCTCTGGCCAAAGATTTGCAGTTACAACTTCTGATTCTGCTGCTAGAGGAGTTTGGTTATTAGGCAGTTTAGGAATATATGTCGGCGCCTCAGCCATAAATAATAGCGATGGCGGAACCGCGATAACATCTTCCTTTGTTGGATTAAGAGGCGATACTGGACTATTGGCTTTTGCGTCAGGCACTAACCCCGGCAGTAGCGGAACACATGATACTATCCTTCGCCGCGACGCCGGAGGCATCCTCGCCCAGCGCAACACCACTAACGCCCAAACCTTCCGCGTCTACAACACCTTCACCAGCAGCACCAACTACGAACTCGGCAAGCTGGAGTGGGCGTCTAACGTCTTCCGCATCGGTACGGAGAAAGGTTCCGGTGGTGGTACGGCTCGCACCGTTGAGGTTCACACCGATTCGATTTCAAGGCTGGCGCTGGATACCACCGGCTCGGTTCGTGTTGTCACCGCTCTAACTGTTGCCACCCTGCCCGGCACTCCTGCTGTCGGAATGATTGCTCGCGTCACTGACGCAACTGCCCCTGCCGTGGGCTCTACCGTGACTGGTGGTGGCGCTGCCGCTGCCCTCGTTTGGTACAACGGCGCTAACTGGTCCGTAATCGGAGTTTGATCACTATGGATTTCACTATCACAATCGACGACACGCTCGTCCCCGGCATCATTGCTACCGCCAATCTTGAGGGCAAAGACCCTGAGGACGTGGTTGCTGAGTACGCCCAGGCTGTGGCCAATAAGGCGTGCCAAGACCTCAAGGTCGGCCCGTACTACACCGGCCCCATTCCGCCACAGTTCAATGCTGACGGTTCCCCTTATGTGGCACCCCCACTAGACAACGACTCTAATCCGCCGGTGGTTGAGGAGGGCGTATGACGCTGATCGCGCGGCCTGGGTTTCAGTTCGACACCGACGCTTCGACCTACATCGAGGCTGTTGAGGTCGCTGATGCCCAGGCCCTAGAGACGGCCACCCGGTACGCCATCAATGATTTTGTCATCGGCTGCAAGCAGGATGGCATCTGGTCAGCTATTAAGGCGAGCTGCATCCTGGCTGGGGCTAGGACACTGAGTGGGGCGTTGGTTCCGTTGGTGGGGACTGCTCCAACCAATGTCAACTTTGTCTCTGGTGACTACAACCGAGAGACGGGGCTCGTGGGAGATGGCAGTACTAAGTATTTGAATAGCGGTCGAGCTAATAATGCCGATCCGCAAAACAATAATCACAATGCTTTGTATGCTTCAACCGCTAACAGTTCTGATCCGGCCATTCTTATGGGAGATGGCACTAGCGCGACTGCAGGTAAGAATAGAATTGTATTTGCGTCTACAGGCGGTGTCAATTTACATTTTGATTCACGAACTGCTGCAAACGCCAGTGCCACAACCGTTTTCGCCACGAACACCACGGGCTTCATGGGTCACTCCCGCAGCACATCAGCTACGACTTCATTTCGTGTTGCAGGCAATACAACTTCCTATTCAATAGCATCGGTTGCACCAACAGCGACCAACGTTCATGTATTTTCCAGAGAACTTGGCGGTATTCCAACCAACGCCCGCCTAGCCTTCTACAGCATCGGCGAATCCCTAAACCTCGCCGCCCTTGACGCCCGCGTCACAGCACTCATCACCGCATTTGGAGTAGCAATACCATGACCGAAACCTATAACACTACGAGGTGTCAGCCATGAGCCCGATTTATGTGCCGGGGAAGGTGGTGCTGGCGCAGACATACGTTGGCATTGATGACCCCGATGCTGCTGCCTACATCACGGCAGTCGAAACGGCAGATGGGCAGAGCCTAGAAACTGCCGTCAAAGTTGCGATCCATAGCTTCGTGAAGGGCTGCAAGGCAGACGGGATTTGGCCTGCGATTAAGGCGAGCTGCATCCTTGCTGGCGCCCGTACGTTGGCTGGTGCGCTAGTGCCGTTAGTGGGGACTGCGCCGACGAACGTAAGCTTTGTTTCTGGTGACTACAACCGGAAGACGGGGCTGATAGGGGATGGGAGCACGAAGTATCTCAATAGCAACAGGAATAATAATACTGATCCGCAGAACAGCCGGCATCTGGCATTAAATTTAAGCAACGCCGGATCAGGAAGCGCTTCACTTTTAATGGGTTGCGGCACAGGCTCAGACGTTGGCAGGTCCGCAATCGCGCGTGTTTACTTACCCGGTCCTGGCGACGGGGACTTTTTTAGGCTTGCTAACTCAACTGGGTCCTCTACAAGCGGCAATCCAGTTGGGTTTTTGGGCTCCACACGCAACGAACCTGGTACTTTTGTCGCAAGAAGCGCAGGTGCAAATACTACGTTTAGTCAAAGCTCTGAAGCTCTGCAAAATGAAAACATCGGAGTGTTTGCCCGTACAACTGGGGCAGGCTTCGCAAACGTGCGTGCAAACTTCTACTCCATCGGGGAATCACTAAACCTTGCTCTCCTAGATGCCCGAGTCACCGACCTAATCAACGCCTTCGCGGCGGCTATCCCATGACCTACATCGAAGACACTGCCACTAATCACCCCTGGAGGATGGTGCCATGAGTTGGGTTATTACAGGGTCCGAGAAGACGCCGGTTGATCTTTACCGGAGCCAGGTCAGCCTTCTGCTTCATGGGGATGGGGCCAACGGGTCAACGACGATCACGGATAGCAGCCCTACGCCTAAGACGGTGACCGCAGCTGGTAATGCTCAGATTTCTACGGCCCAGTCAAAGTTTGGTGGGGCCAGTATTGCGTTTGATGGGACTGGGGATGTTCTTACGATTCCAGACAATTCAGTATTTGATTTTGGATCTGGTAACTTTACTATTGAGGGTTGGATTTACCAAGCCACTCCAACTACTGGGCTTCGCTTGCTATATGCAAAGCGCACTATTCCTAGTCCTGGTATATCTAACGTGGCTGTTGCTGTTAACGGCGGCACTATGACCGCTTGGGCTGCCTCTGGCACGGCAAGTTGGGACATTGTAAATGGCGTCACTTTTGGCGCGGCAACTACAAACACCTGGACCCACTTTGCCGTAGTTCGCAACGGGACTGCTTTTACTGGCTACCTAGGAGGAGTAGGGACATCTTTAGGCACTTCAAGCGCAACAATCATAAACACTGCAAGTTCAGTAAGCATTGGTGGGGACACTGACGGAACCAGCGCATTTGCTGGCTACATAGACGATCTCCGCATCACCAAAGGCGTCGCCCGTTACACCGCCAACTTCACCCCGCCCACCGCGCCGTTTCCGGACATCTGACCCTGCCCTCGTAGTGTCCCCGACTTGTCAGCGCCTTCTGTGCTATTAGTGGGGTGGGCCAGCGCAGCGTCAACTGCCTGGCCCGTGACCAGATCCACCATTACTGGACCCGATGACGCAAGCTTATGCGGCAGGCCCTGACCTGCCGACCCTTCACGACGCCTGGTGCATGTTCCTGCAAGAGCGCAGTATCTCGCTCTCGCCTACCAGCCTTTGCACCGACTACGCCCAAGTGACCAAATGGCTGGGTCGCTGCCCAGTGCAAGACCTAAGGCAAGGCCGCCAAGTGCTGCTTTGGGTGCTAAGTCAGCAGCCGGTCAAAGCCGCTAGACGCGTGACCATGTTCGTGCGCTCCATGTACCGCTGGGCTGCAGCCGAGGATGTTGCCCTACTGGAGCGCAATCCCGTCGCCAATTTCAGGATGCCTAAGGCACCCCAAAAGGATCACGAAGTTACCGTCATCCCAAGGGACGAGATCCAGTTGGTGCTGATCGCACTTGAGTCCAAGCGTCACCACTCTGCAGTCAACTGGGCCAATTTTGCTGAGTTCATGCTGCAGACCGCCATGAGAACCGGCGAAGTCCGCGCTCTCAAGTGGACCGATCTGGATGGCGACCGCATCTTGGTGCATAGCAACTACACCCTGACTCATGGCCACAAGCCAAGCACAAAAACAAATAAACAGCGCTGGGTGCCGCTTAATTCCAGAGCCAAGGAACTGCTTGAGACACAATCCCGCAACAGCGATTACATCTTCCCGTGGAATCGCTACGCCTTCCAGAGTTTTTTCCGTAACCGGGTAGACGAGCTACATAACGCGGGCTTGGTAAAAGCCAGATACCGCCCCTACGACCTGCGCCATGTGGCAATCAGCCGCTGGCTAGAAGCTGGTATT